CGGTTGGCTAAACAGACCTAGTCTCAAACGTCCCCCTCCTAGAGGGCAATGTCGAAACTCACTGATAAAGGCCATAATGAGATGGAAAACTTCAACAAAAGTTTCTCAATTTATTTAAAATTGATACTGCCTTTGCGTAAAGTTCCAACCGAATATCAAGAAGCTATGGCAAAATCAGCTTCGAGATTCCATACCTATTTCCTTCGTATAGTGAAGACCCGAGGTCTAACCAACTCAATTAAGATGGTTAAAACGATTCGGCAAATATTTCTTCAGTATGTGAATGGGAGTCCTGTTAAAAGGACTGACTTGTTCATCTCTCTGAATAAGAGAGGTTTACCAAGTATCCTGTCACATGTAGAGAAGGGACTTAATAGTGAACACAAAGTGGAAATTATGTCACTTTGTATAACATTACTAAGTTTAACAAAGGTAATCAAATATAAATCTGATCCTTCGTATTCTTCAATTACTGATGAATATACAGGAGAAGATCCAATGTTCTTGGAATATGAACTTCGGGATATTCTGTCTCAACTAGAACTAGAGAGAAAGGTACCAGAATGGCACATCTTCCATCCTAGTGTTAAAAAGGGACCAAACAAGAAACCTGCTATCCACTCTTGTCTAGAAGAAGCCTATTCTTTCTACCACTCATCAATATTTGAGTGTTGGAAAAGTTTAGACATCGCTGGACACTTGTGGGATTACTTTAAGGCGAGTATCCAACCAGATCGGTTGAAACCCCTTGAAGTAACACTTAGAAGACTAACATCCTTTCCCGATAAGGAAGGGAAAATTAGAAACATAGGTATAGCAGACTACTGGACACAGACACTACTTAAAGTCTACCATGAAGATGTTATGAAAGCCTTAAAGAAATTTAAAGCAGACAAGACATTTGATCAAGGAGATATGAGTAATATCCTCCATGAAAAGGAATTCTACTGTTACGACCTTTCGGACGCAACTGATAGGTTCCCTTTATGGGTTCAGAAACTTGTTATGGAATACCTTTATAACCCAGATGTAGCGGAAAACTGGTCGAGAGTAGTTGCTGAATTACCATTCAGAACTCCTTGTGGTAAAGAAATTCACTACAAGGTTGGACAACCTTTAGGGTTGTACTCATCTTGGCCAGTCTTCTCTTTATCACATCACGTCATAGTACAGCTAGCGGCTAAACGAGCAGGTAAAAACCTACCGTTTGACCGATATGCTTTACTCGGTGATGATATTGTAATATGTGATAAGGACACTGCCCTTAATTACCATAGCTTAATAACTGAAACACTTGGTATAAGTATTTCAGCCTCAAAGACTCTTGTTGGAGATAATATTTTATCTTTTGCATCACGATATTTCTATAAGGGAAAGGAGTTTTCACCCTTTACCCTTACAGGACTTATTGAGACTGCAAAAGACCCAACTCAAGTCGCTGAATTATTAAGAACTATGGAAAGTCATGGGTGGGATCATGTAAGAGACCTGATTACGGCACCCAACCTCTTTAACAGTCTTATCTCTCCGTTCTTTCCACAGTTTTATAAGCTGAGGAAAGTTCATCGAAATAAGACACTCCTTTGTTTCGATATCTCTATAACTCACGTTATAAAAGATCAGTTAAACGTAGGAAGGAACCAAAATTGGCCTACCTGGTTTGCCAGTAT